GCAGCATTAAGGGAAGATCGCCCATCGCGAATAGCATAACGCTGCGCGGATAATGTCGCTTCCGCGCTCGCTGATAGGCTCCTATGCCTAAAACGAGCAGTGATTGCACCAATCGTGGCTTCGCCAGAAAGAGCAGCTTGGCGGAAGCGAACGCGCCTAGCGGATGCGGCGACCGATCCAGACGCCAGCAAAGTTGCCGTCTTGCCATAGGCCGCTGAAGCGACGAGAGACGCGCTCGCATGAAGAGCGGAGTCAGAGAGCTTCGCTGATTGGAATGCTGTTGCTTGAAATGCGCCCGGCTGAAACGCAATGCCGCGCTGGACGCCGGAGGTGATTGTGTGTTGTGTCGCCGCGCTGGCCTGAGTGCCAGACGTAACGCCCTTAATTTCCGGAAACGCCACAATCTACCTCCCCGACACAAACATTATTCTGGATCGTTCAAAATCGTATAAAGAATGTTTGACGAATCTTTTACGAAATAAAACAGGTAATCCGTGGTATCTTCCGCGGAAAGATCAAGCGGCCCGCCCGGTGCTTTCCAAGCCGATCCGTAAATTATTGAGCGATTGTTTCCGCCGGTGTTGATGACAATAACGCCAGATTGTCCGGACTTGGCGTTTTGGGGATTAGCCAATACAGGGCTTCCTCCAAGGGTAATTTCAAAATTCAGACCTTTGCTAAGGTCCAAAGTTATCGTGCTGCCATAATCAACTTTTTGAAGTTCTGCCGCTGACCATACTTTGTCGGCGGACAGTAGCTTTCCGGAAACAGCAGCGATAAAGTCTTCGGCGCTGGCTTCATCAAATAGAGCCGCGCCACCAAGTTCTATGATCGCCCTAATAGCAGCAGCATTCGCGGCAGCGAGAATTTGTCTCGCAATAGCCGTGCAATCAATTTCCTCCGCCGCCCCGATTCCCTCAGACGCCCGACCAATAATCTTGTTAGAACTGAGCGTAATTTCGTGCGTGTCGTTCCAATGCGATGGCTTGATAATGTCCGGAGTGTCGGCGTCAGGAATTGGAGACAAATATTTATGCTTTATTTGAAGCGCCATCACCCATCTCGCAAAATAAAAAGTGGTGCCCCCGTTATCTGGATTATTATTCCACTCGACGGGAGCCAGCGAGAGCCGTTAGCACGCTAACGGCGGGTAATTAGTCAAGAGTGATCTGAAGATTGCCAGCGCCGATGACGAGAGAGTCGCCTACATTGATGGAAACAGATGAAGAAAGAGCGCCCTTGAAGAGACAGTTTCCACCAGTTACAGCGTCCCAAACGGACACATGCGAAACCGTACCCCAATTCGAGTCCGTGTTTGGGCCAAACGTAAGCTGATCTTCGTTCTCCGTGGTGCCATCCGCAGCAGCCGCAAACGTCACGGCCTGACGAGCATAGCCATTGCCGCTTAATTCGTTGGCGCTACCGGCTTCGCCGGGATCGCCCGTATGAAGGGCAACATACCAAGCGGACGGGCGGGAAACAGACTCCCCAGTCAACAGCCAATCGAGAACAAGGTTTTCAGCGTAATTCGAGAGTGCTGACATTCAATGAAACTCCAAAAATTAAAAAAGCCGCGTCAAAGCGCGGCTGATTACCAAACTGTCAAAGCGCGTCATTCAATAATCGCAAATTGGGCTTTCCCTAAAGGCGATCAGATGACGGCAAATCCGAAAATATAGGCCACGGGGATTATTTAGTCCCCGTGGCTTCTGCCGATGGCACGCCATCGGCGTGTATAAACCACTGGCCAGTGGGAGGAGGCGGGAGAAGGAGGCGACGATGATCCATGCGCATGAGCGTCAGTTGGCCAGTGGATACAACATTTCGAGCTTAATCCTTATACCACATTTTATGCATTGTGTCAAATCCGTGGTCTGCTATTATGGTATAGCTGGTCTTCCTTTGGAGGCTTGCGATCCGATATTGGACCTCCCCTTGCGAAATGCCGTATTTCTTGCCGCTTCCAAATCGCCAAATTCGCTACGCAGAGCCATTGCATCGCTAACTTTTTCTTCGCCCGGCGCCTTTGGCAACGATGGGAGTTTTGCCGATACGGAGTAGGGGATTTTGCCGGTAAGGAATTCCTGCTCAAGGATTTTGTCCTCTTCCTCCGGATCAAAGTCTGGCGACAGAACATTGCGGCGCTTGAGTTCAGCCCAAAATGTGCGACGGCTGATCTCGCCAGTGATGCGGGCGCGGATCAAGGCTATCAACCTCGGCAGCTTCGCGAATTGACAAGTTGAAGTCGCGGTTGACTTGGAATCCGTAAAGGTGGCCTTCCTCCCTTTCGTTACCAAGCCAGCGGTCAGTGTACCGCATAGCGGTTTCGATTGCGTCCTCCAAATTCATGGCCAGCAATTCAACAGCCGAATGCACGCGCGTCTCATCAAGGGCGCGCGCCGTAGCAGTGACGTGGCCAGTGCGCTGAATAAGGGGCTGCAATCCAAGAATCCGCATCTCCTCTTTCAAGTCTTCGAGGTCGCGGCGTCCGGTCTCGATAGCATGGCCGCGAGGCTCAACATAGTACCAACGACCGTCTGGATCGGTTGTCGTCAGAACGCGGGAGGGCCAACAACAAGCGCCTCTTCGTCAGAACCCTGAGCACCAGCAACAGCCAGCATGGGGAAGCGCGCAAAACTCAAAATATTGCGCTGATCGGATGATGATTGCCAGTGCTCAACCTGCTTATAGGCCAAATCGAGAAACAGCGGCTTTACGCGGAAGCCGCCAAGGCGGCGACCGCACCAGATAGGCACAACAGGAACAAAATCGAGCGGCTTTTGGGCGATCATATCGCCCGTTGTTTCGCGCGTCCAATCGGACGAATTTTGACCTTCTCCCTTACGGCGAACCCACACTTCGTATCTTCCGGGCATGTAAACGCGGATGCGCTCAACCTCGGTTTCCTTGAATGTGGTCTCGTCAACTTCAACGCCACGCTCGATATAGCGAAAGTGCGTAATAACTTCACGTCCGCCAACAATGGACGTGTAGACGGCTAGCACATCATCCGCGCGAACGAATACCCAATAGGGCCGGTCAGCACCAGCCTGCTTTTGCTCAGCAAGATTGGTGGCTTCATTGCGGCCAAAATCAACCAAAATAAAGCCGTAGCCCATAATGGTCGAATCCTCTAAGGCGATACGGCAAAACTGGTCTAGGTTATTGCCCATCATATCGACATCTGCGCAAATGTCTTTTAGCTCCTTGGGCAGATCATCGGGAATCCTGATGGGCTTTCGGAAGGGCATTGATACGGCATTACGAAGGGCATCCTCATAATAGTTCGTAAGAACCGTCCGTTTTAGGCGGTTATTGTATGACTTTTGGGACTCGCCTTCGTACCTTGGCAAATATCGCTCGCCAGCGGCGCGCATAGCCTCAGTGCCGCCCATAATGCAGCGTAGCATCTGCCAATCATTCTGCATAAACAGAATGTCTGACGACATTACACTGGGATCAATCTTATCTCTTTGCTTCTTAGCCATTTGTTACCAAATCATGGGTTTACTGCCGACAGCGCCGACAGAACCAGCCAACTCGTTAAATGCATCTGATGCCGCGTCCACCTGATCATCCCATCGGCCATTTGGAAACGTGCAAAGCTCATCAAGGAATGCGTTATTCCATGGCCCGCGCACGAGCCGCACATTTCCAGCTTCGGCCTGAGCAGCAAACGCTTTGGCACGCGTTTCTTTGTCGCCAGTCGGGCGGATAGCCTTTACATTGAAGCCAGCCAAATTGCGGATCATGTGATTAGCGTGGTGCTTACCGGCGGAACCAGGGTCTTGCGGAACCGTGATTGTCGTCCTCTTGCCGTCAAGCAAAGCGCATGCGCGCATTTGGCGGTCAACTTCGTGCTCAGTTCCGCGGAAGCGCACAACGTCTTCGATCCAATAATAACCATTGGCGCACCGACTCATCAGCACACCAACTGTCCAGTCAGGATCATACGCCGTAACAGTTCCGGCAATATCCCACGAGCGAACCATAGACCGCCTTGCTGGCAACATATCTGGCGATACGATCTGAAACCAATGGCGCTCAAACATGCCGCCCGCGCGTGGCGCCGGGCGCTGCTGAAGCTGACCGGCGGCCTGATATGAACCCAGCGGCTTCTCGATACGGGCAACCTCTTCCTCGCCCATATGGTCGGGCCACAGAAGTTCGCCCGGCTTGGTGCGAATATCGGCTTTGCACAGGAACGGATGATCCGGCTCGTAGCGCATGGGCAAACACAGATGCACGTAGCCCAAATCTTTTTCCAGAATGTAGCCGGAAACATCACGCTCATGGACTCGCTGCATGATAACAGCAATCGCGCCTCGCTTTGGATCGTTGAATCGGGTGGGAAGAACCTCCGAGAACCACCGAACCGTATCCTCACGAACAGTTTCAGATTCCGCCTTCTTTACGTTGTGTGGATCGTCAACGCCGATAATGTCGCCACCCTCACCGGTTGCCACACCGCCGACAGAAGTCGCGACACGATAGCCACCGCCTTCAATATCGAAGCGAATTTTGGTGTCTTGAGCACGATTGACCTTGAGTTCAGGATAGTGACGCCGGAAAATTGGGTGTTTAATGATGGTCCGGCAGCGCAAGCTATCGCGAAAAGATAGGCGCGCAGAGTACGAAGCATAAAGAAAGCGCGTGCCCGGCCCACAGGTCGGAATCTGTTCTCCGTCCTCGCCGTAAATCGTATCTTGAAGCCATGTCCACACGGGCCAGAAGACAGCGAATATCAGGGACTTGCCACAGCGCGGAGGAATATTGATCAGTAGTCGCTTGATTTCGCCACGGGTAACTGCCTCCAAGTGCTCACAAATAGCATCAATGTGCCAGTTGTGGCGATATTCACGCGGCTCAATCCAGTTCCAAGCGAACTCCACGAAGTAGCGCAGGTGGCGCTTCGCAAGCACCGCCTGAAGCTCTTCTAGCATTCGCTTGCGCTGATCTTCCGTTAGGCGATCAGGCTCAATGATTAAACTCATAACTCAAAATTACTTTGAGGCAACCTTTGGTGCCTTCAATGTGCTCGCCAATTCCCGCAATTGTTCCGTGCTCAAATCGTTCAGGCTTGGGCCATGCGCCCTATTCTTTTCGGTCTCGTCGTCCTTCTTGTCTTGCTTTTCGACGTAGCCGCGCCCCTTGCCCTGCGTTTTCAAAAAGAAAATAATTGCCGCCATATTGCCGTCTTTGATCTTTTCCATCAATTGATCTTCGGCAATATCAAGGGCATGCTCTTTTGCCTCCGCGACCACATCGCGAAGGTATTCATAGCGATTGAGATAACCGTTGATGGTGGAGCGATTGGTATTCAGCATTCGCGCGGCTTTAGACTGATTGCCATAAGCCGCCCTTAAAGCCTGTTCGACCTGCTCAAGTGTAAATTTTTCCCTATAATCTTGTTCGGGCTTATCCATCGCCTTCTTATTCTCAAAAAATTCAAAACAAAAATAATTGCGACCAAATGCCGCCTAACCTACATTCTATCATAGAATTGCTAAAAATACAACTCGCATACAAGATGGGTTGCAAAAGATGTAGAGATCGGGTATAAAGGCGGGGGTTGCATCTTTAGTGGACCCGCCAATGAAAGAGCAAGACGAAGAATCATCAGCCAAAATGGCCGCATGGCTCTTGCTACGTCACCAAGCGATAATTCACGCAACGGCGGGTGTTGACCACATCATTTCCGGCTGGCAGCCCGGCGACATAAACAAGGTCTTAATCGAAAAATGCAAAGACAAGGTGGTAATCACCATACTCAGGGAAAGGCCAGCCGTGAAATGAAGCGGTGCGAGAAATGCCGATTCTGGATGCCCCACCTAAAAGTGAAATTGCAGGATCATTTCTTTGCCCCATGTACCATTCTACCCAATGGGTACATCACGCAAGACGGCTACTCCTGCAACAAATACGACGAGACCAACCGATGCTTGACGTTGTAATTTTAGTGGCAGTTTTTGTTGCTCTGTTCTCCGCGCTTGTCCTTGCAAGCACATAAATGTACGAAGTAGCGCTGTTGGCGGTCGGCTTCATTGTCGGCTGGTCCGCAAGTCGCGCATGGCTGATCATCAAGTTTCTGTGGGTTTACGGTGTCAAACGCTAAGTGCATAGAATGCGGAAGCGAAATGACGCAAATTGCCCATCTGTGGCTATGCCACAAATGTCACGCGACTATGCGAAAATCAGTCAACAACATTCCTCTTTGGACCAAACCCAACGGCACAACAATAACAATCACGGACTTTAGCAGTGCCGCGACACACTCGAAAGAAAATTCCGATCCCGGAACAACTGGCTGACTGGCTTGTAACCCTATCCAATCGCATAGAATATATCGCAGGGAAGATTGAAAATCCGGAAATTCACGCCGCACTAGCGGAGATAGTGAATGATTGCAGGCACTTGGGATATACCGGCAAAATGACGATAAACGAAGTTCGCATGCGCCGGTCTGGCCCGCCACAGAAACGAAAAAAGAAGCGGCCCACCAAATAGGTGACAGAATGCGACTCCTGAAGCCAGCCCAACGGTACATGCTTGATCGCATTGCAAAGAACAATGGGGCAATCACCGCAGAAGAACTCACGAAGCCGGGCGGCAAGGCGGCTGACACGCTAAAATCGCTAGTCAGTGCCGGATACATTGAGACCGTTCCGCATCGGAAGCTGATTGACCCGATCACGACCCGCCCAATGGAAGCTTATGCGCTCACACCTCTAGGCCGCGAAGTCTTAGAGCTAGACGGGCGCTAGTAAAGGCGAGGCTGTCAAAAAGTATAGACAAACGTATTGACAAATCGACGCTACCGCCCTACATCTCAGATGACAAGGGAGAGGAAGTAGCGTCATGCCGCGAGACCTTTATCAAGAAGTCACCGACACAATCATTGCGGAGCTTGAGAAGGGCGCCGCGCCGTGGGTACGGCCTTGGCGGTCCGCTGGCGAGCACCACAACGCCATCACCAAGCGGCCCTACAGAGGCATCAACGCCCTGCTACTGTGGATCGAGGCCCAAAACAAGGGCTACCAACACACGGCTTGGCTTACGTACAAGCAAGCGAAAGAGGCTGGCGGCCACGTCCGCAAGGGTGAAAAGTCAACCTTGGTGGTGCTGTGGAAACCCCTCGACGTTACGGAAACAGACGAAGAGACAGGCGAAGAAAAGACGGAAACCCGCTGGATTCTCCGCGCCTTCAACGTGTTCAATGTGTCGCAATGCGATGGTCTTAATCATGTGGTGACCGAGGCTGAGCCGCGGCCCGTTATCAGCGATCCCGAATTTGAAGCATGGGTCGCACGCACTGGCGCAAAGGTGCGCCATGGCGCTAATGAGGCATACTACGCGCCAGCGATTGATGAAATTCATATGCCACACCACCACTGCTTCAAGAGCAGCGAACACTACGCGGCCACGCTGCTGCACGAACTCGGGCACTGGACTGGCCATGAATCGCGCCTCAACCGCCAATTTAGCAAGCGATTTGGCGATCACGCATACGCCGCTGAAGAACTGGTGGCGGAACTGACGGCGGCCTATCTGTGCGCTGATATGGGTATCAAAAATGGCGACCTTCGTCACGCCGGATACATTAACCACTGGCTCAAGCTTTTGCGGAGCGACAAGCGAGCAATCTTCACCGCAGCGAGCCAAGCTCAGAAAGCGGCTGACTATCTCAAGTCAGCCGCCGATGCGGAGAAACGTCTAGCGGCCTAAATTGAGCCTATGTCTGATAATCTAGTACCGAAGATCAAAGAACTTATCGAGGCTGGGTATTCGCGAAGCATTATCGCTCAGATGCTAGGAACGACGAAGGGCGTTGTTTCTGGCATTGCGCACCGCCATGGCCTAAAGAAACCCACCAACGTAGAGCACAAAAACAACTGCATCAAGTATTGGAGCGAAGAGGAAGAGCAGGAGCTAATAAGGCTCTACAAGGCTGGCTGCGCAATCTCTAGCTTGGCTAAGCGCTTCCATCGCTCACGAAGCGCCATCGAATTTAAGCTCAAGGGGCTTGGCGTTAAGCAAAACGGATGGCAAAGACGCCGCACCATCAAAAAGAAAGCCGCAATCAAAAAGAACACGCGACTAATACAATTGCCTGAACCCAGCACGGAATTAGCAGTAAAGCTTATCGAGGCCCAGGGCGACCAGTGCCGATGGCCGATCAGCGATCCATCAGCGGATATGATGGTGTGTGGAGCCAAGGTTTCGTCCGGCGCTTATTGCGCTTTCCATAATCGAAAGAAGGCGAAATCACGCGAGGAAATTGAGCAAGATAGAGAAATGGCGAGAAAATTCCAAAGGTGGCGCATCAGGTTCTAACATGTCTTACCGCGTTATCAAGATCGAAGAAAACGAGTATCGCAGGACGTATGAAGTCCACCACGAACATAGGTGGTGGACCGCGCATCATTCTTTGATGACGGATGAGTGGCTAATCACGTCAGCAAATCTGGTGAGAACGGTCAATCCAGACACGTGGCGGGGACGGCGCATTATCAAGGAATGCTTGGAGTATGAAAAACGACAAAGACGTAATTGACCTACTCAAAATGTCGCTGGCCAACGACCACGGCATAGACTGCCGAAAGGCTTGCCAATGACTGTGTTCGATGTTCTGAATAGCGCCATTGAGCTTGAATTTACTCCAACGGAAAGCTGGTTGTGCGACCTCAAGGCTGGCGAAAGCATCATTCCGGC